AGTTCATCACCACCTTCGGTGGCCCGGGTGCCACGACGTCGTCTGACTGGATCAGCGCCATCGCGACCACCAGCGCGAACGTCAGCACTACGGCGGTCGGCTACCCCGTTCACAATCGGCGCCCCAGTGGAGCCGATGTTTCGGAAACGCACGCGCCTCCGCGCGCCCGCATCGCCGTCACCGCGAACACCCGCTACTACCTGAACGCCCAGGCCTCCTGGTCGGGTGCATCGTACGGCGTTAACGGTACGCTAATCGCAACTCGCGCCTGAGGGGAGAGCAATGGCATTAAATGTTCTCGCCCTCGCGCAGACGCGACTAGGGCCAATCGGCCAATGTCAACTGATCTACATCAGCGCAACGCAGCTGAAGCTGATCCCGCGCGACGGCAACCTCATCAAAATCGGCGGCCAGCTCTACCAGATCCCGGCCGCCGGAATCACTATCACCAACGCCAGCTTCGGCGCCGCGGCGAACTCGCGAATTTACTTCTACGCCTCCGTCAGCGGAGGTGAAGTTGTGCTCGGCGCTTACACCACGGCGCACACCACTGACACCACTGCTGGCAACGTCGGCACTGAGATCATGAGCGGAGACAATACAAAGTCTCTCGTTGGAATGGCCTATTCGAATGCCTCTGGTCAGTTCGAAAATTCTGCGACCCGACGTCTGGTTCGCTCTTGGTACAACGATCCTGGGGTGCAGTTCTTCAACTCCGTTGCAAGCTCAGTTTCGACGACCAACACAGCATGGACCGAGTTGGATGCCGCTTTACGCATCCAAGCGCTTGGATGGGCAGGCGAGCAGTTCGACGTCGAGTTCACATGCATGTGCTCAAACAGCGGGGCCGGCAACACCACCTACCTCATGGGGTGGGTGGATGGTGGTGGATTCGGTCAATACGGATTCATGCACGCCGCAGCAAACGGCTATTACACTACCATCTCGCTACCAGCAGGCTCGATCTTCGGTACTGACGTCGTACGGACATTTTCGCTTGCTGGACAGGTCGGCGGTGGCACCGGCTACTTCAGCAACAAGATGATCTCTGGAGCAACTCTGGGAAGATAAAATGATCCACTACGACCTTGTACAAGCAATCGAGCTTATCCGTCCTGGAGCCAAATTCACTCTGCGCGGTGACGACGTCAGTAGCCTCGAATGGCACGATGGTAATCAGACCAGGCCGACAGACGATGAAATCCTGTCAGCGCTGCAGTCGCTTCCGAAGCTGGTGTCGCCTCAGGATCTCATGGCTCAGATCACTGAGGACGACGCCGCTCTCATCCAGGCCTACATCGCCGACAAACCCAAGGCCTGGCTGCTTTGGTGCGCGTTCAACACGCAGAAGGACGCGATGCTGACCACCAACGAGCGCTTCAAGGCCGGTTGGTTCACGCTGCAGGCGATCATCGGCGACACGCGAATGAGCCAGATCGCCCAATCCCTCGGAATAACCGTAAACCCCTGAGGCCCCTTGAGGGCCTCTCCTTTTGAGGCCCTCATGTTCTCCATCTTCTCGCTCCTGCTCGGCCTGATGCCGAAGCTCGGGACAATGTTCCTCGACTATCTCGGCAAGAAGTCTGACAACGAGCTGGAGAGGCTCAAGACATCGATCGGTGGCGACGTCCAGCTGAACGTTGCTGAGCTGCGCTACAAAGTCGAGGTCGCCCGCATGGCGGCAGACATGCGCAAGGACGATCGTGAGCACTGGTTCACCGCGTGGATGGTGCCAACGGCGTTCGCCATCTTCATCATCCATATCGCCGCTGTCGTGTTCGACAGCATTCCGCTGCTCGGCCACGAAGTCGGAAGCTGGAAGGTCGCCGCGCTGCCGGGGATCTATTCCGACATGCAGTACAACATCGTGATGACGATCTGTGGCGTGGCCGGCGTCGCGTCACTCAAGAAGATCTTCACCAGATGAAACCCATCACCGACATCAACGCAGTCGCCGAACTCTCGGCGGCCAAAACGCCAGTCGTCATCAAGTTCGAGGCGAAGTGGTGTCAGCCATGCAAGGCTATGACACCGACGCTCGCGGCCATCGAGAAGGAATACGGCGAGCGCGTCCAGTTCTTCACCGCCAATGTGGAGCACTGCGACATGATGGCTCAGCGCTACCAGGTCTCTCAGATCCCGGCACTCCTGGCGATTCAGGACGGAGTGGTTCTGGCGAAAAGAACCGGCTCCGGTTCGCGACAGGAGGTCCTGCAGTGGATGCGCCAGTCAATCCCAGGCCTTCGAGATGGGAGCTGATCGGGAGCGTTTCGTCATCGACTTCTCGTCGATGTCCATCGTTTACGAAGGAGGCTTCTCGGTCCCGATCGTGGGGATGATCGACCGTTTCGACATGGAGACGGACGACCCTGACGAGGCCGAGGAGTTGCTGGTCCAGATGCCGCCTGACGGCATCGTCGTGGTGATGCTGATGAGCGACATCGACTACGCCATCGAACAGACCGGTTCTGCTTAAGGAAAAAGAACAACAAATGACAGATCTACCGCCGCGTCGCCGGGGACGGCCGACGAAGGAGGAGGCTGCCGCACGGGAAGCCGCCGCCAAAGAGAAAGCTGCGAAGGACGCCGAGAAGACCGAGTTCCTCGATGACGTCCTAGCCCAACCGATCAAGCGCCGCGCCGCCCAGGCGAAGCTCCAGCCGGATGAGGACACGCTCCGCACCATCGGCGAGTTGGGCAAGCTCTTTTGCACCCAGGAAGAGGTGGCCGCCGTGCTCGGCGTAGCCCGGCGCACGTTCCAGACATTCCTCTCGGAATGCCAGGAAGCGCGCGACGTCTGGGACGACGGCCTGATGCACGCCAAGGTCTCCTTGCGCCGCAAGCAGCTGGCGCTCGCCGACAAGAACGCGCCTGCCGCGATCTTCCTCGGCAAGAACTACCTCGGCCAGAAGGACGAGAGCACGACCAACATGAACATCTCCAAGCCCGTCGCCGAAATGAGCGAGGCCGAGCTGATGGAGATCGCCATGCGCAAGTCTGGCGCACCCGCTGCGCCGGAGGCCAAAAAGGACAGCGTCCACTGACGCACCGAGAACAAGGCCCCTGACGGGATCGCGAAAGCGACCGCAACACTAAGTCCTGAATCGACAGGACGATCCTCCTGGCCAGAGGGCGTGGGGTCCTCATTTTCCGACGCGGTGGCCGAGCGGCCAGGCAGCGGACTGCAACTCCGCCAAGGCTGGTTCGACTCCAGCCCGCGTCTCCAACCATCCGGTATCAATCGTGAACGAGTTAATCGACGTCTCCCCCGAGGAGGCGGCGGCCGAAATCCTGCGTCGTAGGAGGGGCCGCGAGCACCTCATCGACTTCACCCAGTACACCCTGCCGAAATACAAGGCGGACCCCTTCCATCGGCTCGTCGCCGAGAAGCTGGAAGCGGTCGAGCGCGGCGAGATCAAGCGTCTCATGCTGTTCGCGCCGCCGCGGCACGGCAAGTCCGAGCTGTCGACCAGGCGCTTCCCGGCCTTCTTCATGGCCCGCAATCCCGAGAAGAACGTGATCTCGGCGTCGTACAACGGCGACTTCGCGACCACGTTCGGACGGAACGTTCGAGACATCGTCAAGGGCAAGGAGTTTGCAACTCTCTTCCCCGACGTCAAGATCAAGTCGGACAACCGCGCCGCTGATGAATGGGCGCTGGAAAGCGGCGGCCAGTACTTCGCGGTCGGCGTAGGCACCGGTACCACCGGTAAGGGCGCCCATCTGTTCCTGATCGACGACCCGATCAAGGACCGCAAGGAGGTCAGCTCCGCCAACTTCCGTCAGGACCAGTGGGACTGGTACCGCGACGTCGTCTACACCCGTCTCGAAGAGGATGCCGCAATCGTTCTCACGCTGACGCGGTGGCACTACGACGACATCGCCGGCCGCCTGATCGAGCTGATGAACGAGAAGAAGGGTCTCCCCTGGGACATCCTCTATCTCCCGGCCCTGCCGTACACCACGAAGATCAAGCGCGACGACGGGACCGAAGAGCTGATCCTCAACGAGGATGGCACTGTCCCAGGTGACCCGCTCGGCCGCAAGCCGAACGAGCCACTGGCACCGCAGCGCTTCTCCTACAACGCACTCATGGACCGCGCCGACGTTCTCGGCGAGCGGTCGTTCGCCGCTCTGTATCAGCAGAAGCCGATGGCGGACGACGGCGGCATGTTCCGGTCCGAGTGGTTCGAGGATCCCGGCGAGCTGCCGGCGCGGCGCGTGCGCGTGCGTGCATGGGATTTGGCGGCATCGGCTGACGGCGACTACACGGTCGGCGTCCTGATGTCGAAGGACTCCAACGGCATCTTCTACATCGAGAACGTGATCCGCATGCGCGGCTCGGCGCTCGATGTCGAAAAGAAGATCTTCGAGACCGCCAAGAGCGATGGCCGGTCCGTCCAGATCATCCTCCCACAAGACCCGGGCCAGGCCGGCAAGAGCCAGGCCCAGAGCTTCATTCGCCGGCTCGCCGGCTACATCGTTAAGGCTGTCCGCCCCACAGGACCGAAAGAGACTCGTGCTGCTGCGTTCGCTGCGCAGTGCGAGGCGAAGAACGTGAAGATGGTGAAGGCACGTTGGAATGACTGCTTCACCGACGAACTCGAGACGTTTCCCCTTGGCACCTTCGATGACCAGGTGGACGCCGCGTCCGACGCCTTCAACGCTCTCATCGGTCCCCGCAAGGCCGCTGTCCTTGACTGGTAACGTCAGGACCAAACCCCACAATGGCTGAGACCCAAATCAAATACACCCCGTCCCCGAAGACGGGTAACCCGGGCGAGCTTTCGTCTGCTGCGTCGACGATGCAGGACCGCACGCGAATGCTACGCGCCGTCTACGGTGGCACGGAGTCGATGCGTGCGCAGGGCAAGACGTTCCTGCCGCAGTACGAGAAGGAGTCGGACACCCGCTACAACGCGCGTCTGGCTTCGACCTTCGCCCTGAACAAGTTGCGCGAGGCGGTCGACGCCGCCTCGGCAAAGCCGTTCCGGACGCTGCTGAAGCTCGTCGACAACACAGACACCGAGCTGGACGATTGGGTGAAGGACATCGACATGCAGGGCAACCACCTGCACGTCTTCGCCCACCAGGTGTTCAACAATGCCCTGCTCGACGGCATGTGCCACATGCTGATCGACCATCCGGACACCGCTGACATGCCGAACCTCGCCGCCCAGAAGGCGTCGGGAGCCCGGCCGTTCATGAAGATGTACAAGGTCGACGACGTGGCCGCGGCCTACGACCTCTACACGGGCGGCGACACCAAGACCGTCCACGTCCGCATCCGCAGCCAGCGCGCCGATCGCGAGGGCTTCAAGGAAGTCCTGATCAACCAGATGCGGGTCATCGAGATCGACCCCTCGAAGGCCAGCGGGATCGTCCAGCTCTGGGAGCAGAAGGCGGCTTCCGGCGGATCGAACTGGACCTTTATCAACGAGACCCCCATCCAGAACATGCCGGAGGTTCCCTTCGTCACGTTCTACGCGGGCGAGAAGGAGGCCGACTACCAGGTCAGGCCGGTGTTCATCGATCTCGCCTACAAGCAGATCGAGCACTGGATCTCGTCCTCGGATCAGCGCTCCATCCTGTCCGCCGGCCGCTTCCCGATGCTGGCGTGCTCCGGCGTCACGATCGACCCGGAAGACGAGTCCCAGTTCGCCATCGGTCCCTACAAGGTGCTCTACGCGCCGGAGGCCAATGGCCGCTGGTATTACGTCGAACCCCGCGGCACCGCGATCGAGAGCGGGTTCAAGGATCTGGACCGGCTCGAAATGCAGATGGACATGATGGCGCTCAACCCGGTCACGGGCACGCACCGTCAGTACGTTCCGCAGAACGAGCGCGACATCCAGGAGACCCGGGTCCACTCGGTCGTACACGATCTCTCCATCGGGGCCCAGGACGCGATCGAGCGAGCCGTCCGCTTCATGGGTCAGTGGACCAACAAGGACTACAGCCAGGTCAAGGTGATCCTCAACACCGAGTTCTCGAACACCAAGGACCGCCTGCTCGAAGTCGCGCAGCTGGTCAGCATGTACGAGAAGCGGGGCCTGTCCCGCGAGGTGTTGCTCACCGAAGTCCGGAACCGCAATTTGCTCGGGGAGGATTTCGATTTGCAGAAGGAACTCGACCTGTGGGCCGCGGTTGACGCCCTGAATGCAAGCGGCGCCGATGCCACGGGCGCGCCCGGTGCGCCGGCAAAGCCTGCGGACCCGGCCAAGCCGGCGAAACCGGCCGCCGACCCAGCTGAACCCAAGCCCGACTTCCCCAAGGGCCAACTCCGGCCGAAAAGGGAAATCTGAGCTTTCCCGCAATCCGCGTTTGCACCGCGAAAGCAAATATCGTTGACTCGGTGCAAACGGCCATGCTACCAGCGCCGGCCATGACTGACCTGACCCTGAAGCTCGATGTGACCGAATACCGGTGCGAGCCCTGCTCAATGCGGCAGGGAACCCCGGTACGGGAACTCGTGCGGATGATCCCCAAGTCGGTCGTGGTGTTCGGCAAGCTGGAGGGGCCGGAGTATTTCTGCTGCCCGATCTGCTTCGAACCGAAGTTCGATGTGAAGACGAGGAAGCCGGTCAATGGCAAAACCAAGGTGGCAAAGGATTCTGGAGCTGGAGGAGGCCGCAAGGAACGGCTCCGCGTCATCGACTGACGTGCCGCCCCTCCCCGCTGGTTCCGTGAGCAGGCCGGACCCGGCGATGCAGGAAGTGGCCGACCACCTCCGCGCCATCCGCCGAAAGCAATCCATCGACTTCTACGCCCCTGGCATCGGACTGCTGGTCCTGATCGCGCTGGCCTGGTGGATCCTCCACCGATAGACCGTTTGCACCCCTTTTGCAGCTAGGGCTTGACAAGAGGGGGGTACCTGTGCTTATTCATTTGCTTGAATGCAAATGGAGTGACCGTGAAGCTCTTCACCCGCCGTTCCCTCGCCGAAGCGTTCCAGCTGCCCCTCCTGGGCCAGCCCGCCGCCGACACCCCGCCGCACTGGTTGGTCTCGCGGATGCAAACGGGCGAGTTGGAGATCAACCTGCTGGGTGGCCTCACGATGCAGACCCCGTTTGGGGTGATCCAGTGCGCCGCGGGAGACTTCGTACTCCTCTTCGCTGACGATACCCTCGGGTTCGAGAAGCCCGAGAAGTTCGAGAAGGACTTCGAGCCCGTCACGGCCGAGCAGCTCCGCGCCGCCTGATCTGCCTCCATCCTAGTTTCCGACCCCGCTCAGGACCGTCCTGGGCGGGTTTTTTTCGTCACCATGGGAGAAACAACAAGAATGAAAAAGCTGCTCCTCGCGCTTCTGGCGCTGTCCTTCGTGGCCCCCGCCGCTGTCGCGGTCGCCGCTGAGAAGGACGCCAAGGCCGTCAACGCCTGCCTGCTCATCGACACCCAGACCGGCAAGTGCCGCCAGTGGGTCGTTCTCGATGCCGGCGGCGGCTCCGAGTAACCACTTTCGACAGCCCGCGCCGGGGCTCGCAATTCCGGCGCACTCTTTCCGAACGCGCTCCCACCGAGGCTTCGGCCCGGCATCGGTAGAGCGCGCTCAGCGGTCTCAGCTCGCATCCCGCACAAGACGAGCAGAGATATCTAAGAGCGCGCCGCACGCCCGCGCCGCCGCTGAACACTTCGCCGCGAAAACGCTCACCAGTGAACGTTTTTCCGCAGGCTTGAACGCTTTTCACGAAATTCGCTCCGAACCCCACTGACCAAGCCGGGATGGCTGGTCATGCGCGCGGAGCAAACTCCGATTCCCCGAGACCCTCGGGGATATCACCGGCCCACGAGCGGGATGCTCGCTGGGCCTTTTATCACGAGGGGCGGGATGCCCCGCATTTCCGGGATGGATATGCTTAAAGCAGTCGTCAAAGACATCAACGAACTCGATGAGGGCCTCCGCGGCTATTACGTGCAGAAGGACGGGAAGTTCTTCCTCAACGTCACGCCGACCGAAGGCTACGAACTCGACAACGTCACCGGGCTCAAGACCGCCCTTGGTGCGGAGCGCAACAGCGTTGCCGTGCTCAAGGAGCAGCTGAAGCCCTACGAAGGCCTGGACGTCGCCGCGGCTCGCACCGCGATCGAACGCATCACCGCCTTCGGAGACATCACGCCGGAAGCCGCGAAGACCGCGGTCGAAACGGCGGCTCGTCTGACTGCACTCGATCCCGAGAAGCAGGCCGAGCAGATCGCCAACACCAAGCTCGAAACCATCAAGGGCCAGCTCTCCGCTCAGTACGGACTGAAGGAGACGGAGCTGACCACGAAGTTGAAGGGCCTGGAGGACAAGAATGCCAGCCTGGTGGGGCAGCTGAAGAAGATCAAGGGCGAGAGCCTGATCCAATCGGAAGTCGCCAAAGCCAACCCCCTGGACGACGCGCGGGATGCCGTCGAGCTTCTGGTGGGCAAGTTCGTACGCACGACCATCAAGAACGGCGAAGTCGTTACCGAGGTCCTGGACACGAACGGCAACCCCCGCATCAAGGACGTGAACGGCACCCCGTTTACGGTCGCTGATCTCGTCGCCGAGATCCGCGAGAAGTCCGCGTCGCTCTTCAAGCCCGATGAGAAGCGCGGTCTGGGCACCAACCCGAACACCCCCAGCAACCCGCAAGCCGGCGGGGTCGTGAACCCCTGGCTCAAGGACAGCTGGAATTTCACCCAGCAGTCAGTGCTGGAAAACACCAAACCCGATTTGGCCAAGCAGCTCAAAGCAGCGGCCGGCGTGAAGGACTAAGTCCTCCACCCCATCCGAACACGCATGCGCCCGGCACATCTGTGACCGGGCGTTTGCTTGAATGCAAAGCGGCGTGGCCAGTCACCAACAACAAGAGTGAGAAATGACTGAGACTCGTCTCGCGGACATGATCGTCCCGACCAAGTTCAACAAGTACGTCCAGGTCCTGTCGACCCAGAAGTCCGAACTGTTCCAGTCGGGCATCATCACCGACCTCTCCAGCGTCATCGACGCCGAGATCGAAGGCAAGACGGTCAACATGCCGTTCTTCAACGACCTCGACGCGAGCGACTCCGAGCAGGTGCTCGACGACTCGACCGACCTGACCGTCGGCAAGCTGACGACCGGCCAGGACGTGGCCGTGAAGCTGCTGCGCGGTAAGGCGTTCGGCTCGACCGACCTCGCCGCCGATCTGTCCGGCGCCGACCCGATCGACGCAATCGCCAACCGTTTCGCCGACTGGTGGAACAAGCGCATGCAGACCGCTCTGCTCTCGACCCTCGCGGGTGCGATGGGCTCGGCCGGCATGGCTGCCAACGTCAACGACATCTCCGCGCTGACCGGCGGTGCCCAGTACTTCGACGCCGACTCGTTCATCGACTCCGCGTTCTTGCTCGGTGACGAGCAGGGCGGTCTGAACGCCGTCGCGGTCCACTCCCTGACCCTCAAGGCGATGGTGAAGGCCGACCTGATCGACTTCGTGCCCGACAGCCAGGGCAAGCTGACGATCCCGACCTACCTCGGCAAGACCGTGATCGTCGACGACTCGATGCCCGTCTCGGGTTCGGGCGCGACCCGCGTCTTCACGACCTACATCTTCGGACCCGGCGCGATCGGCTACGGCGAGCGCTCCCCGAAGGTGCCGGTGGAAGTCGAGCGCCAGGCTCTGAAGGGCATGGGCCAGGAGTACATCGTGAACCGTCGCCAGTGGGTCATGCACCCCCGCGGCATCAAGTGGCTGGGCGGCACCCAGGCCGGCGTCACGCCGTCCAACGCCGAGCTGGCGACCACGACCAACTGGCAGCGCGTGTACGATGCGAAGATCGTCCGCATCGTCGCCTTCAAGCACATGCTGGCGGCCTAATCGTCTGACCTCAGACGGTTAACAGCTGAAACACAAGGCCCTCCTCGGGAAACCGGGGAGGGTTCTTTGTGAGTCTGGAGACAATCATGAATGGAACGAAGGGCTTCCGCACTCGCGAAGCCGCGGCGAACCATCGCAACCGCAACCATCGTCTGGTGTCAGAAGAGGTGAGGCTCGCACGCTTCGCCAACCTTCACGGCAACGTCGATGCGCCTGCCGAGCCGGTCGAACCGATCGAGCCCGTCGAGCCCGTCGCGGAAGTGAAGGACGAGGCGCCGGAGACCGAGCAGGTCGAGCAGGACGCGGCCAACGAGGCCGGCGAGCACGACGCTGACGCTGAGGTCGAGGCTGACGCCGACGCCGACGCTGAGCGTGGCGATGCGTTCGACGACGCAGCTGAGGCTGCAGCCGAGAAGGAAGCCGCCGAAAAGGCAGCTGCCGAGAAGGCCGCCGCTGAGAAGGCTGCCGCTGAGAAGCCGAAGGCCAAGAAGAAGAAGTAAGGAACCGTAATGGGCTACGCCACAAAGGAAGACATCGACGAGCTTTACGGCACCGATCTCCTGGTCCGCGTAGCCGATTACGATCGAGACGGCACCCCTGACCCCGACGTTGTTGCGAAGGGGCTTCAGGGCGCCGACGAGATCTGCGACGCCTATCTGTCGGCGCAATACACGATCCCGGTCGTCCCCACGCCTGGCGTGATCAGGAACTGCGCGATCGACATTGCCGTCTACAAGATGGCGCTCGGGCGCACCAGCCGCACCGACGAGATGCGCGTGCGCTACGAAGATGCTCTGGCTCTTCTGGAGAAGATTTCCACCGGCAAGGTCGGCCTCGGCCTGCCGCCGGAGACCGGCACCGACGAGAACGGTGACCCGGTCGTGACCAACCCGAACGTCCGTCGCTCAGGAGGCTCGTTCGACTGCGGGAGGGCCTGATGGCTGACCTGCAAGTCAAGATCGAGTCCGGCGACATCCGCAAGCTGAACAAGCGGATGACCGAGCTGCTGCACGACGCGCTCCACCTGGACGTCGTCTACGCGCAAGCCGCCGAGTACATGAAGCGGTCGACGGTCAACCGCATCGTGCGGAGCAAGACCAGCCCGGACGGAGAACGGTGGGCGGCGCTTCGCGACGTGACCATCAAGCTCAAGGACGGCAACGACAGCATCCTGTTCGACAGCGGCGAGCTGTCCCGCGGCATCCAGATCGAGGACGTGAGCCACGACGGCTTCGTGCTCAGCTCCACCGCCCTGAACAAGGAGGGCGAGCCCTACTCGTCCTACATCCAGGACGGCGTGAGGCGGACGCGGGGCATGATCAAGGGCAAGCGGATCCCGCCGCGCCCGTTCATGGGTTTCTCGGACGAGAACAAGCGACGGATCGCCAAGATGATCCGTGATTATCTGGCGCATGGAGGCGACTGATGAGCAAGATCGTCGACTTCCGGCAGCGGATCATCGACACGATCAAGGCCATGTACCCCGACATGGATGTCGATTGGTACGACGGCCAGTTCGACGAGCACGACATCGCTGACTGGACGGTGAAGACGCCGTCCGCGCGCGTGGCCGTCATGAACTCGAATACCGAGCACGAGGCGACCGGCGAGATGAATGCTCGCCTCCGCTGCGTGGTCGTCATCATCGACGAGAACAGGCACGCCGCCCTCGATGGCGATGCCAGGGCCTGGGAGTACGTCGAGAACATCGCCATCAAGGCGAACCTGAACAAATTCGGTGACCCGAATGCGGCCCCGGCCTGGGGTGTCAAATTCCGCCGGATCAGTCAGCCGGTCCTCCGCCGCGAAGGCGTGTCGATCGGCGTCGTCGAGTGGGAGAGCGACCTCACGATCGGCACCAACCGGGTGCTGGAGCGCGAGTACTTCTACCGTCCGGACGGATCGATGATCACCCAGACGCCGCAGTCGGTTACCACCCGCGCGTCTGTCAATGCCTCAGGCGCTACGGGGAGCGAGCAGACGGAGTTTACCGTCGAGGAGTAACGATGAGGGCACTTCTGTCGATCGAGCGCCGCATGCAGGATCTCGAACGCAAGTTCGAGAACAAGGAGCGGCTCGGCAAGGTCGTCGCGGTCAAGTACGAAAAGGACCGCTGGTACGTCAAGCTGAACGATGGCCAGGAGCAGACGCCGAGCGGGTCGCAGTCCAATGCAGACCCCATGGGCGGCGAGGGCACCTTCAAGAGCGACTGGCAGCCGTGGCAGAGCTTCTCCCACGGCACCATGAAGTTCTCGGTACCGCCGAAGGTCGGCCAGGAAGCTTTGCTCCGGTCGGTCGGCGGAACGCCTGAGCTGTCCACAGTTGAGCCTTTCCACTACGGCCCCAAGACGCCGTCCCCGCACGGAAAGCAGGACGAGACGGTCGGCCTGATCCACGAGAAAGAGGATCAGCAGCACTGGCAGCACTCGACCAAAGACACCAACCACCTGATCATCAAGTCGAAGAAGAAGCAGGGCGGCCCGATGGGCCTCGGCGACATCGGCGGCCTTGGTGACATG